ATCCAAATTCATTTGGCGTCACTACTCCACGGGTTCGCACCTTTAACCAAGAACTTGGCAACACCGTTTTCAAGAACACGATCAGTGTGTTTGAAGGTGATTTTGGTCAATTAAATATCCATGTCGATAACTTCATGCCCACAAATTACACTGGGTATGTTATCCCAATGGAGATGATCGAGATCCGCTACGGAATGCTTCCCCGGGTTCAGAGTCTGCCAAATTCAGGTTCTGGTGAGGGACGTATTGTTGAAGCAGTCGCTTCTCTCGTTGTTAAGAATCCGAAAGGATTTGGTAAGGTAACCGGCTAATGTTGGTTGACCTCGCCGGCCTAGATGAACATACCCTTGATGGTGTTATCAAGGAGTTCAAAAATGGTTGGCAAAAACAAAAGGTTGAAGCCCGGGCCGCCCAAAAACGGCTCGGGCAATCCAACCAAAAGGAACATCGGGGGGTGGATGGTCTGGGCAAATTAAAAGCCCAGATCTCCTCCGATTCCTACCACTACTGGGGTCAAAGACTTGGCTACCAGTGTTGGCAAGACAAAGCATTTATGGATCAGTATTTAAAACAGAATCCACAATGCAAAACACAGGGAGGGGCAACAAAACTTCAAGTAGGTTATGCCCCAACAAAAGTAAAATACCGCAAGGTTTATAATGCTGACGCTTGATTTTTCAACGGTCATATCTGGGGTGGCTCAACTCGCCGGCCTAGACCGTGATAATCTCCCTGCTCATTTTTTTAAACAAGTCAGGGATCTTGCAAATCGCCGTTTGGCAATTGCATGGATCAGTGCCCCTTGGCCTGACTTGGTTAGAGTTGAATCGGTTGCAGTCACTGCAACTGCAAATCAATTTAATTTAACTGACTCGATGGGTGAAATCATCGAGGTATACGAAAAAGATCCCTTGATAACATCGGAGGCAGTCCCTGTTACATATCGTTTGTACGATAACGGAGGCGCCTCCAATGCAAGGAAGATCATAACAAGAGGAGGGCAGTCCACCATATACGTTGAGTATCGTATTGCTAGGTCTGACCTAACGGGTAATGCATGGAAAGCTGGAACATATGCAAATGGTAGCCAAGCCTACAAGGGTGGTTACTTTTACAATTCAACGGCAAGCACAACCCAAACTCCTCCTGATACGCAATGGGATAAAGTTGAAATCCCAAGTCGCTTTTCTGGATACCTGATGCAAGGTATATATTCGGACTACTTAAAATCCAACGGCACAAAAGATGAGGCGGAGGATGTTAAGTCAGAGGAAATTTTGTCTCTCGAGATTGACTCTCTAATTAGGGAACAAGGTCAGGTTAGAAAGACAAATGTCTCAACATACTAAAATGGACAATAATAAAGTAAAGGAAGCACTGGACATCCTATATGTTGCCAGTGGGAATGCAGCACTAAACCGCCAACAACATGAGGTTGTTACCAATGCGGCTAAAGTGATCATGGAAGAGTGTGGGCTGAATGAGGCACCAAATGGTTCACAGGAGGTACTCGAGCCGGAAGTTGTAAAAGATGAATAACGTAAAAATATCAGGGTCGCCAGTTGCCCAACAAGTTGTCCCGGGTAGCGGGGGTGTATCAGATGCGGCACCTAATCCGCATCGGAGAAGTATTATTTTTAATAATACAAACTCGAGTCCTGCAACGTGTGGCTTGAGGACATCAGCGGAAACTCCCACCAGCGGAGGATCAATACCTCACAATTTTACCCTTGCAGCAAACGAAACTCTAATAATTGAAAACTACATAGGCAAAGCTACGGCAGCGTCTGGGGTCAAAATTATCGAGCTATTGTGAGATGCTGGAAGATTTTGCAGATATGGGAAAGGTAATGGGCGCCGGCACCGTTGGTGTTGGCAACTGGTACATCGAACTTTCCCAGATTCTGCAAATTTCCATTTCTGCAACAATGCTGGTTTACATAATCGGCAAAACATATTTTATGTTTAAGAAAAACAAGAATTAAAAATAATATGATTAAGTCAAAAAGTTTTTGGGGAGGCATTACCGGGTTAGTCGGTGCCGTAGCCGGTTATATGACCGGAGAGATCGAACTGGGTAATGCTATTAGTATTGCCACGACCAGTGTGTTGGCAATTTTTGTTCGTCACGGTATTTCCAAAGTAGAGAAGAAAGTGGGATAGTGGGGGGAATATTTTCGGCTATAGTTGCCATCATCAAAGCCGTTCCCTCAATTGAACGGCTTTTTTTGCACATAGCTGATCAAGTCAAAAAAGCCAATGCTGAAAGAGAATATAAAAAAGATCTGGATTGCATTGATGCTGCTATTGCTGACGCTATCACTGGGGTGCAAGACAGTCGAATATCAAGACCTGAATGGAATCTCGATGCTGACAGATCACCCTCAGTTTCAGACGGCAGCGAGACAAGCACCGGAGTTTACCCGGGCAGCGCTGATGGAGGTAGCGAGATTAAACAAAATGGTAAGGAGTAAATAATGCCGGCAATTGATCCAATCAACGATGGTGATGTTTTTTTCACTGGAGTTAACTCGAGGCTAGACCCCGGGCAACTTCAACCGGGTTTTTGTTTTTCCGCTAAGAATAAAAGATTTGAAAACGGTGTTGCTGCTACCAGACCGGGAATCCGAAAGGTGCCTTGGTCAAACAAGGGGTACAGTCATTATGAAAGCAAAGCGTATGCAAAGAATGACATTGTTAAATTTAGCGGACAAAAAAACACTGATGGAACCATTAGCTACACTGGAGATTTGCAAGTCACTCCAGCCGGCAGCAGCACTGTAACATTTCAATCCATTGTTTTATGCATTGGTGAGTCATCAACCTACACTGATGTCACTGTAAGCTCGGTAGGAAGCACTTTGCCGTCCGGCACTACGATCACACTAGACGGTGGGAGAAAGTTCGTCACAAGCCAATCTGCGGCCACTGGAGATACTACAATTAGCGGCACTGTATCAGGTGGAACGATTCAAATTGGTGATTCAGGGTTTGCCAGTGGAACCGGGCCAGCAAGCCAGATCCAAGCATTTGGCCCTTACTTCAAAAGGGTGAACAGTAGTGGCAACGATTACACGGGAACCCATGTTCCTCTGACAAATTCAACCACTGTCAATTCTGATTACTGGGTTGATCTGGGTCATGCAATCATGGGGTACGGTGATGTTTACGGTTGCGGAATATTTAGAGATCCAAATTCGGTTGAATACCTTTTGATTGCGGCAAGCGATGGAGTTTATTTAACCCGTGAAGGTGGAGTTGCAAAAAAAGTTGCTACGTTGGTCATTGATGAAGATGTAACATTTGTCCAATGCTTTAATGTTGTTGTAATGATGAGAGGAGTCGCCAAAGAACCTTTGGTGATGAAAAACATCGATGATGGATTTGTATCGATAACCCAAGAGGATACTGACACTTCATTGTCGGAAAATGAAACTGGTGATGGCACTACAGAAATACCTAATTCCGATCATGCTCTTTTCTTTGGTAATCGCTTACTGGTGCCTCATAACAGGGACATGGTTGCTGTTTCAGACTATCTTAATTATACAAGATATGGTGAGATCCTTTCTACATTCAGAATAAACCAAGGGAGTGAGGATGAATTAGTTGCTTTGCAACGAATAAACAGCACAACTCTGGCAGCATTCAAAAGCAACTCAATATATATAGTATCGAATCTTTACGGATCACTTAGTGATGCTATTTTGGATGAAGTATCACGCGAGTTTGGCGCCGTTAGTTTTAAAAGCACAATTCAAGTTGGTTCAGATGTTTGGTTTCTTTCTTCAAAGCGAGGCGTTTGTAGTTTGCAAGTTGCACAAAATGGCAAAGTCAATGCGGTGCAAGTTCCTGTTTCAGAACCAATCCAGCCTTTGATTGAGCGAATCAATTGGAACTACGCTGACAAAGCTGTAGCGGCAACCTATGGCAACAGGGTTTATTTTGCAGTCCCGCTTGATAACAATAGTTTTAATTCTGCAATCTTGGTTTATGACCTACTGCAATCTTCATGGAGTGGGTTTGATGAACAGGCTGATGTTATCAATGTAAAAGAATTTGTTGAAATGGAATACCAAGGCAAGCGCCGGTTATTCTTTCTGTCAACGGATGGGTTCATTAATTTATATGATGACAATTTGACTGAATGTGGTTTTGTTGATGAGAAAACAACATCAACAGATATCAACAGCAATAGCTTTGGTCAGATTACGAAAGTTGCCATTTCTGATGAGATTATCACAAGGGGTTACACTGCCAACGATATATCGGTAAAAAAATGGAGGAGTGCAGATGTTCAATTAGCGACAAGCAATCCAAACTTTACCGTGGACGTAATTTATGACGGGCCGGAAGAAGATGATCAACGCCTAACACTGGACGCCAACGGGGATGCCTCGAGTAAAACTTTCAACAGAGAGATTTACGATAAGCCATTTGATGCCCCTAATTTTGATGCGTCTATGCAAAACAATGATGCCTTGGTGAAGTATCGGCAGGATTACAGTGTAGATCCCAGCACTCCTATTCATGCAAATTTCAACACAACATTTGATCCAGATCTTCACCAGACATCAGTCAACAAATATCGGTTTAGGGGTAGTGGTCGATATGTGCAACTCAAGGTTGCGAATACTCAAGGTAGGGTTGAGGTGAAGTCCACCAAAGTCGGTGCCTTGGGTGGAGAGAGTTTAACAAGAAAGGAAACATAAATGGGTTTAGCAGTAACAGTCCAAAGAGGACATAATTTTTCAACTGGAGAAATTAATCGTGCAGCATTGAACAATGGTGCCACACCGACAATATCCATAACTGGATCTGTAGGAATTTCGGAGTTAGGTCAAAACTCTGTTAACGATTCAAAAATAGCATCTGGTGCAAACATCAACGTCAACAAGTTATCAGTGCCCACCGGCAATGTGATAGTTGGGGCAAGTGGTGTTGGATCAAGTTTGGCGCCCAGCGCCTCGGGCACTGACGGGCAAGAGGGTGGAGTCAAGTTGTTGGTCGATACCGGAACAGCAAACGGTTTTGAGGCAATATCAACAAACGTATCGACAACGTCAGGCGATGTAAAAATCACACGGGCATCATCTGGTGGCACTAGGTACTTGAGTTTGGAGTTGGCGCCCAACG